ACGTTAGCAGATGGAGTCGTATACAGAGTTGTAATGTCTGTCGTTGTTAAATCTAATTTTGCATTTATAAAACTATTTGCCATTAATTTAAAAAGAAGTTTTGAGCGTCAACTTCATCCTTTAATTCTTGTTGATAGGTTGTGTTTAATTTTTGTATTATACTGTCAAGATCTCTAACCTGTGCGTCAGCAACATCTTGTCTATATTCTCTACTAGGTCGTGTTAATATCTGTACTATCTTTGCCATTATCTTCTTCCATCTGGTTGTATGTCTAATCTAAATCCACCCAACTTCCAATTCTGTGAAGCTGCAGTATTTGCTACTTTTAAAGACACAGCTCTTGCTCTTGCTCTGGTATCTACTTTCGTTGTTGATGACGTTATGGTAAATGGACCAAGTGCTGAACTTGATTGTGAGTCGTTAGAGTAATTTCTTAGTTGTAATGTAATTTGTGTGTTACCAGTTTGAGAAACAAAGTCTGGTATAAATCTTCTTATCTTTGCAAAAAACTCACCATCACCTCCCTGACTTATATCAAAGTCTCCAGATTCAATATTAGAAGTTATTGCAGTTGTAGCAGTTGATGTTACCTGATCTGTGCCTGTCTCATGTTCGTAGTATATAGTGCATCCGTCTGTGTTACCAACAATATCATAAGAGTTATTAGAGTCAGCATCATAGTCTGTAGCGTGTGGTTTACCAAATACAGCAGAGTCTTGCCACGTTGTCCTGTCTAATGTGCTAGTTGTCCAAACAGGTCTTTGAGGTGTGGATTCTATGTAGTTATAAGTTACACATTTGTTTATTATAGTTGATCCCGAAGAACAATAGAACCAATTAATTTCACCAAACAAATTATTTAGTCCAGCATTAATAAGTTGATTAGCTGTTGTATTTAAATCATTAAAAACAAAATCTTCTACCAGACATGGTAACGATTGTAATGCACCAGCATATTTAAAGAACCCATTTTCTGAGAACCAATACGCAGCGCCATCTACTTCTATTGCAGCATTCTGTCCTATCAATCCACAGTTAGTTCCTACCTGCGCAAAACCAAATGTAAAAGGTGGTCCAATAAATCTCTGTGTAAATAAAGCAGTGTCAGTCCATACATAGATCGCATCACGACCTCTAACAGCTCCCATAATTCTAGATCCATCTGCAAGTCTTTGTGTACCAGCTGTATTGGTTGCCGTGGGTGTGTAAGTATTAATATCCTCTTGATTAGAGAATCTAATAAACATTTGATCTTGTGTGGTTGGTGTTCCTATTGTTGTTTCTGTTCCAAAAAATACTAAGTGTCTATCGGGCGTAGATACAATCATGTCTCTTGATGCAGTTGGTGCACCAGATATAATTGTTGCTCTTGTTGCTGTAGCATTTGATAAATCTGCATTCCACTCAAAAACTTGTGCGTTATGGATAAGTGCAATAACTTTGTTACCAAAGTTATCAATAGACCAAAGACCTGGATCAATAGTTAAGTCACCTGAAGCTGCTTCTCCCCATGCAATAAAATCAGAAATATTTGTAATTGTTGCACCATCAGAGTGTGATGCAGCTGTTGTGCTTCTCGCTCCTCGCGTCACGCCCGTTAATGTATTACCTGAAATTCCAGTGTAAGAAATATCTTCTGTTCCTATTCTAATAAAATTTGTACCTGATGATGGAAAGTTAATGACACTTGTTAAGACTACAGTTGTTGTGGAAGCATCTATTGCACCGTTAAGAGTTGTAGTTAGTGGATTACTTGCTTCACCACCCCAAGATCCTAATCCATAACCAAAACCAGGCAGCTGTTCAGCAGGTCCAACGGAATAATATGATTGAACTCTTATGCCTCCAGATGTTGTAGCACCTGATCCTGATTCTGCCGACGGCATTGTAATTGTTAAAGTTAAGTTAGTTGGCGTTGAAGACACCATAAATTTTTTATCATCAAAATCAGAAGCACTGTAGTTAGAGTTAGTGATCGCTGTAAAATTATCTAATAAAATTATATCTCCAGGTGCAAGACCATGCCCAGTAGAAAAAGTTATGGTTACAGAAGTTGAACCGTTTGTTGTGGTAAAAGCGTTTGTAAGAGTTGTTGTAGTTTCAATGGGATGTATGTCATAAAACACACCTCCTGAATAAGCGTACAAAATTCTATTAGTCCCTATAATGGAATATTTTACTCCACTACTATTAACTATGTGATGCATAGCTCTAGCTGAACCTGTTAATTTATCAGTCCCTAGTTGTTGCCAACCACCTATTTTTTCTGGAGTTCCATATCTAAATCTTACGTTATCTCCATCTACCCATTGACCTTCTGCTTGAGTATCTGTGATCTGTTTATTAAAACCTGGTAAGAACTGTACTTTTTGTAATGCCATAATATATCATTATATCAGTTTTTAGGCGAAAATATAGTTCAATCTAGCTTAGATAGCAATTAATTAAATAAAACTATACCAGCCAGTTATTTGATTTTTGGGCTTTTTTTATACCCAATTTATATTTAAAACTATTCTTTGTTTTGTGTTTGTGTGTGTTGTGCCTGTGTGTTTTAAATCACAAGGAAAATAAATAAATTTATTTTTTTCGCTTTTAAATTTTTTTTTATTTTCAAACATGGTTAATCCATCATTTGAGTTTATGTAAAAAATACCCGTCTTAATATTTTTTGAGTTAAAATCTGTGTGCATATCAAAAGACTCTATCTTGTGATAAGCAGGTGTTAAATTAGCTTTTATTTCAACAATTGAAACAGGATTTATTTTACTAATTAAAGAATTTAAAGCAGTAAAATATTGACTACAAATCGTAAAGTTTCTATAAAAAATGTGAGTAAGTTGCCAATCATATATTTTATTCTGCTGATTACGCGCAACTTTAAATTCATTCAAAAACCAAGGAAATTCATTACTAGTTAATAAATTTTTTATCTTATTAAAGTTTTCTAAATCTAAATAATTTTTTATTTCTTTAATCATTAAATATAAGACATGGCTCCAACTGCTACTTTTTTATTACTTAAACAAGTTTCACCATAATGTTTTAAATCAGATTTAAACACTATTAACTTATTCTTTTCTGGTTTAATTTTTAAAGAGCTTTCAAATACAGTGTGACCTGTATTACAATTATTTAAATATAGAATAAAAGAATAATCCTCTGTCTTTTTGTGATCATGTTCTAATTGATAACCGTTTTTTTCGTAGTCTATCAAATGTATATGAAACACGTTATATTTTTTCTTTAGTATTTTTTCCATTGTATTTTTAAAATGAAGATATTTTGAATATTTTAAAATGTTTTCACTTTGAAAACCTAAAATTGTGCAAGTATCTTTAGCTACGTTTTTTTCTTTCTTTAACTCATTCAAAGCTTTAATAAATTTTTTAGTAATTTTGTCATTTAATTTATATGTTTCAATATTTATCTTTTTCATATTAAATAGTTTGAATTTAATAAAATTCTATTTTTATTTTTTTGTGGTGAACATCCTGTATGTAAGATACTTCCATCAAATATAATTAATCTATTTGCTTTTGGTTTTATTGATTTTTTTGATTCTTTAAAAATAGTTTCTCCATCTGAATTATTTACGTAATAGACACTAGCTATATTAGGAGTGCTAGAATCAGTATGATATTGATGTATATATTTCTTTATAGATAAAACTGTCATATCTCCTCTACATCTAATAATTGTTTTAGCTTTAATTTCGTCTTTTACTTTTAAAATAAAAGGTAAAATTAAATTATAATAACTTGATTTAGGTCCATCCTTATTTAAAAACACATGACTAAAACCAAAATCATTTAAAGAATTTTTTTGATTTCTATAAGTTAGATTGTCTTGATAATACCAAGGAAAGTTAGGACCATTTAATAAGTTTAGTATTTCTTTATGGTAAGAATCATTTAAAAAATTATCTATTACTTTAATTGTCATGTTGCTTTTTAAACCAAGCAGGTAGTCCTAAATGAGGTCTTCCATCAAAACGATTTTGTTCTGCTTTTTTAGAAAACTGATTGTAATGTAAAAAAACTTGCACACAATCTTTACCTTTAAAAGGTTCTCTCCAATGTTCTAATTCTACACCTTTATAAACAAGCATGTCGCCAGGTTTTAAATTTACTTTAACACCTTTTTTACCAATTTCTCCAGATGGCTCTAAATGTATTGGCCAATCATCACCACCAAGATTTAGTGTTGTAGATATTTCACAACTAAATCTATCCTTATGTCTGTGTAAAATATCACCAGGTTTATATATTCTTGCATAAGAATAAGTGGGTGTTAATTTTAATTTAGTATGTTTTTCCATAACAGGTTGGACTAATTGCAGTAATGTTTCCATAGCAATATCAGCGTAGTGAGAATAAGTTTCCGGAACCTGTTGGTCATTCCAAACACCAAATTCAGTTGTAAATGGAGAAATGTATCTTGTATCAAATAAAGTTCTTGCAACTTGTCTTTTTAATAAAAAATAATCAGTAACGAATTTAGCTAATTCTTTAGAAATAACATTTTTTAAAACTGTATATTTATTTTTTTTAAAGCTCATTAAATTACTTTCATATCCCACGATATAACTCTCTTTATTTTTTTAGATTTATTAGGTGTTGTAAAATGTTGTACAAATTTTGGTGCAATAATCATTGTTCCTTCTGTTACTGGAAAGGGATGATACAGCGTGGTATCATTAATAAAATTATTCCAAGGTTGAATGTACTGAGT